ATGACGTATACTGATATTTATGGATTTAAACACGAAAATGCAACAGTTATTAGTAAACAAGACGAATTTCATCGCGTTTTTATTATCGAAGATGAAAAACATCGCCGTTTTGAATGCTTAAAAGAGCATCCTGAGGCTACCCATAAAGGGCCGTCGCATTGGAAACTAGCCAAGCAAGATACACCGCCAGATAATTACTGGGATGTGTTCGACTCGGATGGAAAATAATTAATATAGATAAAAGAAGCTAAATCGTTAAAAATCGGTTTAGCTTCTTTTAGTTTAATGGAGAAATTCTAGCGCTCTAAAGATAATCCCATAAGATGATTTTTTGTTTGAACGTATATACATATTTTGTTTTTCGAAATTAATTAAATTGGCCATTAAGATAAGCTTTGGTGGTTATGATGATAAGGCCTAATATAATTAAAATAACACTTAACCAATGCATTGAACGGTTACGATATTCATAGTGAGTAAAGATGAACCCATATCGAATTTTGGTGTTAAATACAGTAATCAAGATTCCTAGCATGAAAATAAAAACACCAATTAAAATAATGATATCCATTTCTAGCAATGCTCCTAAACTTTTGACTTAATCTAGTAATTATATGTTAGATTTTATTCGATTTTTTAGTCGAAGTCACATTAATTGCTTAGTATAAAGATTTAAAAATAAAAATCACCCAATCTAATTAAAGATTGAGTGATTTTTATGTTGCTTAGTGAGCGTTTGGTGAGCGCTCTTGTTTTAAAAGCCTATACCATAGGGCTTCTAAGCTATATTAATATGATTCGGGAGAGAGAAATGGGGTTCGATACGGTTAATCTAAATATTGTAAAAATGCTGTTATATCAACGTTTATAGATATTTCAATTAATCTACAATTGTTTATAGTTAGTTGCTATATGTCAGACTTGGCAGGCACTTTGGCAGGCGTTTTTTCAGCTGAAAGCTTATCTAATCCAGCAATGATGATTGCATCATTTTTATCTTTATATTCTTCAATCAAATAAGCGTATGTTCTGGTTGTGGTAGTAATATCTGAATGTCCTAATCTTTGAGCAATAGGATAAATATCTATTCCTTGTGATAGTAAAAAGGCTACGTGAGAGTGCCTTAGAGAATGGAAATGAAAGTTACGCCTACTTATGTTCAATTCTTCTAATCGGGCTCTTAGAGCCTTATTTACAGCGTTAGAGGTGGGGATAAGTCCACGCTTGTTTTTAAAAACTAAGTCAGTATTGTTGGTTCTCAATTCTTTTAAAACATCGCATAAAGTATTATTGATTTTAATTATTCGGTTAGAACTTTTATTTTTAGTAGGCTTAAATGATTTTGTGAAATAATCATAGGATTTGTTGATACTAATAGTATTGAAATTAAAATTAATATCATTCCACGTTAACCCAGCAATTTCAGATAAGCGAGCACCAGTTAAAATAGCCGTAACAATCATATAGTTAGAAGTATATCTAGGGTTGAGCTTAGATATAGTACTATTCAATAGCGCTTTAATTTCAGCAACATTCAAATATTCAACCTGTACTACGTTATCTCTATTTGAGATTAATTCAATATTATAGGTGAAATCTTTTTTGATTTCTTCATCATAAACAGCATTTCTGACACACGCTTTAATACAATTATTTATCATTTTCATAGTATTAGGGGAGTGGTTTTGACCATACTTAACGATGAATTTTTGATAATTAGCTCTAGTGACATCCTTTAATAATTTATTGCCAAAGTATTCGTTAATCACATTATAAGTATATTGGTAACGATTGAGGGTTACTTTGCTAACCTTTGGCTTTTTGTAGAAAATATACCAGTTTTTAAAATACTCAGCGAATGTATCTTGTTGATCGACCTTTTCACGAACACTAACTTCTTCATATTCCAGCCTTAATTTAGCTTCACCTAATACAGCTTCTGGTTTAGTTTTAAAACCTCGTTTTGATTTAGTACGGCGTTTACCAAGTGAATCATACCAGCTAATAGATACTTCATATGTTCCATTTTTTCGTTGAGTTATTGACATTACAGAACCTCCGTTCTCTTGATAGAGGCTCTTTTAATGGTAAAATAGGTATATTAAAAGAGCTACTCAAGAGTAGTTTTATTTTGTTAAGTCACATCCAGAACTTTGGTCGGTTAGGGGATGTGACTTTTTTATTTTGTAAAATTATTGTTCAACAATTTCCTGTATATCATCAAAGCTTTTGGAAACTGCATCATCATCATCTGAAAATTCAGTTCCGAAGCTTGAGTAACTTCCAGAAGGTGAGGTTACCAGATTGGATAAAGTTGATATGTTATCGTTAGCTTTATCAAAATCTTCATAGCTATACTTTCCGGTATCGTTCTTTTTTAATGTATCTAAGTATGTATCTAGTTTATCTGTACCGTCAGTAATTTCAGTAATTTTATCCGCATTTTTACTTTCGATATCATCAATAGTCTTTTCAACATCGAATCCTTCGGGATCGTTATCAATAGCGTTTTCCCAATCCTTATTGACTGAGTTACCTAAATCTTCTGAATCCCCCCATATAACATAATATTTAGCTAGAAAATTAGATGCAGTATTCTTAAACTTTTTATCTTTTGATTTTTTTTCTGCTGCCAACTCTTCTTTCTGCTGTTGAGCAACTCTAGCATTATGTTGATTTATTAATATTTCGCTACCTAGGGACAACACAGTCAAAACTACACCAATTGCAACAATAATTAATGATTTTTTCTTTGCTCTTTTTTGAGCGTAATCAATAAAGAATAGAATCGCTCCAACTAGTAGTACGATTAATCCTCCAAAGAATGTGAAAGCTAAAAAGGTTTCCATAAACTTCTCCTCCAAAAATATGTACAGCTTTTTTTGCCAATCAGATTGTTGGGCATGAATCTACATTTCACAATATGATTCACCATATTGAACTCCGAAACGTTCTTTGAAGACTTCATTAACCACATATCCAACCTTTAGTGGTATTCCAAAAGCCAGCATAAAGTCAACAGAATCAGAGTAGGTTAGATTGTTTAATTCACAATATTCTAATAAGATTCCAACGGCACGTCTGTTAGCTGCACATTCTTCTCTAATGTAAAAAACATTTGAACAAAAATTATTAGATCCTTTATCTCCATTTAGAGCATGACTTAGTTCATGCGCAAATTGAAATGGAATTTCCTTTTCGTTCTTATAATTCATATTTATATATACAGTATTGGTTAAGTTTAAATAAAAAGAAGCGTCTTCTGGATCGTACGAGGTTTTATCTAATTGATAACCAATATCATGGTCAAATGCATAGTTGCAAAGATACGTAATTAAATTATCCATATGTTATTTGTCCTTATTTTGAGCATCCAAGTATGCTTTAACGATGCCTTTTATTGTTTCACGTTGCGTATCACTGATTGGTTTTCCTTGATACATACGTGCCGAATTCAAAGCTTCTTCAACTTCTCCATCATAATCTTGATCTTTAGATTTTTCTTCTTTGCCTAAAAGATAGTCTACAGAAACTCCTAAAACTTTGGCAACAGATTCAACCTTATCTATAGATGGCGTTTTTGTTTTCCATGAATAGATAACATTTTGTTTGAATCCAGCTTTTTCATTTAGTTGAGCAAGGCTTAAACCTCGTTTTTTAGAAATTTCTTTTACTCTATCAAACATTGTCATAACAATATTTCTCCTATGTCTGACAAATAAAAATAAACTTTAGTTATAAAAAAACTTGCATTTTTTAAACTATAGTTATATTATTAATTCATCAAGTAATCAGGCAATAAAAAACAGACCTATCAGAAACAATAACTTTGGCGAGGAATTGCGGTAGTAGTAGGTTTTCTATTGCTTATTTAATATGGCTTTATATTAAACTATAGTTTAATAAATGTCAACGATAACTTGATAAATCACTTGAAAAAATAAGGGGGTGTTTTTATTGATAGGGACAGAATCAGGTCGTAAAGCTGTTAAAAAATACATGAAAGAAAACCACATTACTTATCGCATGGCTGGAGTGCTATTCGGACCAAGTGCTTCGTGGATTCAACAAGTGCTTAGCGGTAAAGCTAGAGGACCAGAAGCAACGAAATTGATTATTAGCATGATTAATGAATTTGGAATCTAGAAAGGAGAACAATATGAATATTCAAGAAGCAGTAAAGCAATCGCTTAAAATGGGCAAGCAGTTTTACCGTAAGAGTGAAGGGGATCAACTAACATTTGAAGTTTCTAAATCAAATTGATGCATAGATATATATATAGAAATGGAGAAAAATTTCTGGTTGGTGGAATCCAAGAGATAACGATTTGATGGCAAATGATTGGAAAATAAAAGAGTAGTTCCTAATGGAACCGCCCTTGATATTACTTAGTAGGAACTTTTATTGAGATTAAAATATCAGTCAACAAATCACTACCAAATTGTAGTTCGATAAATCCTGAACCTTCAAGTGAAAGTAGAGATTGTGCAAAATCCATATCGCTTAGAGTAGAAGCTTCGCGAACTTTCGAAGGGTCTATATTGGTTGGACGACTATCGTCAGCAAGTTCAATTATCGTATTTAACAATTTTTCATTTGAATTCATTTGTGTCACCACCCTTTAACTAAATTATATGCATGAAAGAAGAGAACAAAAGTGAAAATACAAAGCTGGTTAGAAGACCATGAACATGGATTAATAGCAATTAGTGGGTTTTTATTAGGTGCACTAGGTGGAATATGTGGAGCAATTCTCGTTATCTGGTTACTTAAGATGTAGGTACGTTAATGCAACACCTGCCACAAACCCAATAAGTGCATAAACAATGTTTGCTATTACAGGATAAAAGAAACTTTGCCAACGCTTTTCTTTTTGGTGGTCATTAAATTTATCAAGTGCTACAACTCCTGAAGGCTCAATGAATACATCTTCAACAATAAAGTCTCCATCTTTATTTACACCAAGCTTAAAATTAATAAATTTCTGTTTTTTAAGGTTTTGAATGCTTGGATCCATTTTGTAGTAATTTTCAATATTTACTTTTTTATTGTTTTTAAGAGCTTTTAAAATTTTAGCTTGTTTATTAGTAATCATTAAGTAACCACCTTTTATTGAACTAACTAAATTATACACACGAAAGAAGGAAATAAGAATGAACAATTTAGTAATCATGAAAGACCAACAAGCAGTAACAACCAGCTTACAAGTAGCAGAAGTGTTTGGGAAGAATCACCGTGATGTCTTACGCACAATTGACGATTTAAAAGATGTGCGCAATTTTACGCAGATGTTTTCAGAAGGAAGCGAGCCCGATTCATACGGACGTGACCGTCGAATTTATTATATGAACCGAGATGGCTTTACTTTACTAGCAATGGGATTTACAGGAAAGAAAGCGTTGGACTTCAAGATTAAGTACATCGAAGCGTTCAATCAGATGGAAAGTCAAATTAAGTTAGACACAACCAAGCTAAGTCCTGAATTACAAATGTTCAAAGGTTTATTTGATTCAATGGCTAAACAAGAGTTAGAGACGAAACGAATTGACCACAAGCTAGATAACATCTCCGAAATTGTGGGAACTAGCACGATTGATTGGCGACAAGGGACAACTCGTCTAATTCAACGTATCGCACAGTATCAAGGTGGCGGAGAAGCTTATAAGGATGTACGTAATGGTATCTATGCAGAAGTTGACAAGCGTGCAGGAGTTTCGCTAAAAACTCGACTAACCAACAAGCGCCGACGTATGGCAGATGAAGGTATTAGTAAGTCTAAACGAGACAAGCTAAATAAAGTTGATGTAATTCAAGACGATAAAAAGCTAATCGAAATTTACATGGCAATCGTCAAGGAATACGCCATTAAAAATAACGTTTGGGAAAAAGATTATTAGGAGGAAATAGAAATGACAGAATTTGAAAATGTAAGAGATGCACTAAAAGAAGCAATCGAAATCGCAGACGCCAAAGGAATTAAAACTAAAGTTGGCAAAAATGAATATCATCCAGCTACGGCAGAAGAAGTTCAAGAGATGTTAAGTGAACGTTTATACAACATTGCAGACTTATTAGGAATGAGTGATTTGTATCTTGGCGACTAGGGAGGCTTAAAAAATGGCGTTAGAAACAATGTTTGAAAACATGTCTAAAGCGTTAGTTAACGAAGTGTTAGAAAGGCTTAGGGGCGAATCCGTTGAAACTATGGAAGAAAGTTTGAACCCGATGATTAGCAAACACGATCTAGCAAAGAAACTTCGAAAAAGCGATAAATGGGTAAAAGATAATATCTTCGAGAATCCAAGATATTCTACTGACATCCAGTCGATGCTTGATGAAGGCTTGATTCAAATGACAGCCTATGGTGAAAAAACTAGGGTAGTTGTCAATCGGAAGGCTATCAAGAAGTTTTTAACTGAACATTCTACGGAACTACCGTGGTTAGAAGGAGTGTGAAAAATGGTTGTATCAGTAAGTTTAGGGCAATTAGCGTTTTATCTAATTTCAGTAGTAGCAGGAATAATCTATGGCTATTCAATTAAGGGAGGTGAGAAGTAATGAAGTTACTTTGGATCGATATAAAACTATTTTTCTACGATTGGTATTTGTTGCATATAAAAAAGCCACACTGTTCGTTGTGCGGACAGGTGGCAACACTGCGAAACGATAACGGCACGTGGATATGTGACGATTGTGCAGAGTTTATGAACGATCTAGGAATTGAACACGATATTGAGGAGGAGCACAAATGAAGCTAGTAAAAATTGATGATGATTTATATCTGAATTCAGATTTTATTGAATCCGTTGAAGCTGATGGTGAGGGATCAACAGATATAACGATGAAAAACGGAGAAGTATTTAGTCCAAACGTTCCTATTAAAAAAGTACTCGACAATATTTGCGGTAGCGAGGAGCACTTAATAAATAATGCTGATATGAAAATTTTAAAATCAAAGAGTATTACTTCTGGTCATTTAAATCAAAGTTTTGATCGCTTTTAACCATCCTACCAAGCATTGCGCCACTAATATGGCTTAGTGATATTAACATTATTGGAGTTTCGCTAGTTGATCCCAAACCGATTGGTGTAATAGTTACATCCTTAATAAATAATGAACGTTCTGATGGAATATCAGAATTTTCAGGATCATCAGAGATTTCTGAACTTTTTAGAAACTTATTCTTCTCAGAATGATAAAGCTCATTAATGGATTTTAAGGCTGCATAACCGGGGAAATCAGATTCATCTAACATTGGGGTGCCACTAATAAAGGCGCCATCTATTTCAAATGTAATATCTGATTTTTGGTCTTTTGCAAAATTAATTAAGTAAATTAGCTTACTGGGTTGCATCATATTTATCACCTCCTCTCCATATCGATTATACACAAAAGAAGGTGTTCAGAATTAAGAATTCAAAATAAAAAGCCCGCTACGGCAATAGCAGGCAGAAGTAAAAATATTACAAAGGAAGTATATCACATTGAATCAGCAACAGTTCGAACAATCTGAACGTGAATACGAACAAGAACGAGAGCGTAAGGAAGTTGAAGCCTTATTCGGAAAGGAGAACGCAAGTGAAGAATATTGATGAACTTGAAGCGGAACGCACTAAGTTAGATCGGAAGTTACGTGGGCTTAAAAACAAGAAAGCAGAAATCGTTTTATCCATTGAAGAAGTTCAAGACGAGATTAATAAAATCAGTCAGAAAGAACTTCAAATGTTTGATGGGAGAGAGTTCCAGACAGAATCATTCAAGTATGTACGAACAGCTAGTAATCCTAGCAAGGCTAGTTGGTGGCAAGTAGTTAAGACTGACAATGCCAAGCCAAAAGAAGTGGTTCAAGCATTAGCTGATATTGATGTGAACTTGATTAAGCGTGAACCAGACGTTTCGGCGATTAAGCGTTACGTTGCAGAAGGTCGTTTCATTGTTCGTGAAGGTGGTCAATTGATTGATACCGAAACAGGAATGGTATTACCTTACAGAGCCAAGCGTAAGGCGGACAAGTTAACAGTTAAGGCGGTGGAAAACTGATGATAACTAAAAGTGCAATGAGTTTTAGAAAAAATAAAGACTGGAAAATGATTCTTTACGCAAAAGCAGGTCAAGGTAAAACAACGTCAATTAAGTATCTAAAAGGTAAAACACTAGTGCTTGATTTAGATAATTCTTTTAAAGTTTTGGAAGGAGTTTCTGACAACATTCAGCAATACCGTTTTGACAACGGAACGCCAGAAGGACGTGAGTTTGATCGAACTAAGCCAATTGAAGATTTAAATACTTTCTTATCAGATGAAGATATTCAAGGTATGGGTAAGGATTGGGATAATCTAGTAATTGATAATGTTTCGTCGCTTGAAAAAGATTGGTTTGTAGAAAAAGGGCGTAGCAGCCACAACAAAATTTCTAATGAAATTCAAGACTATTCTCAATGGATGAATTACTTTGCTAGGGTGATCACTTCAATTTACATGATTCCTAATGTGAACATCTTAATTACGGCATGGGAAAAGAAAATTGAGAACGAGTTAGAAAGTGGGCAAACATTTAGCCAGTATGCGCCAGATATCCGTGATAAGTCGCTCAATGGATTTTTAGGATTAGCTGATGTAGTTGCTAGGTTAGTTGTTAATCCTAAGACAAACGGACGTGGCGCAATTCTAGAAGGTGATAACACGGTCTATGCAAAGAATCGCTTGGACGAACGGACAGTAGCACCAATTGAAGAGCTATTTGACTTTGACAATAAAAAGACAGAAGAAAAACCAAAAGTTAAACAAGAAAAGGAAGGTACTAAATAATGGCAGGATTCGATTTAGATTTTTCAGAAATTAAAGATATGAATGTAACTGATGGCAAGTACGAAGCAGTAATCAATAGTGTAGCAGAAGATGCAACTAAGGGTGGAACTCAATTCATTAACCTTGACCTAATTATCCGCAACGATTTGAAAGGCCAAAAATTTGGTAATGCACACATCTTCACTCGTATTTTTAAATCTAAGGAAACAAGCAAATATCCAATTGGAATGATTATGGCAGTTGCCAAAGCAGCTGGTATGAAAGATAAAAGCCACTTTGATTCATTGGAAGACTACTTTCAAAAATTATGGCATCGTCCAGTACTAGTAACGGTTAAGAACGAAGAATCAGAATACAACGGTAAAAAATACGAAAATCTAAACGTTAAACGTTGGGAAATCTCTAAGTTTCCAGAAGTACAACATAAGTTTAAAGAATCAAACAAAGAAACGGGTTCAACTGATCCATTTGCTAACGGTAGTCAACCAATTGATATTTCTGACGATGATTTACCATTCTAAATTCTAGGAGTTGAGTTAAATGGCGGAAGAAGGATGGATTAAGTTATATCGTTCTATCCGCTCAAACTGGCTTTGGGAAGATGGAAACGAACGATATTTAAAATGGTGGGTTGATATCTTGTTAATGGTCAATCACCAACCAAAGAAGATTCTTGTTAATGGTGAATTTGTTGAAATTAAGACAGGTGAACGTTTGACGTCAACGGTAAAGCTTTCTAGGAGATGGGGAGTTAGTAGAAATACGGTCACAAAATTCTTAAAACTTTTAGAAAAAGATGAAATGATTTTGACTTCAAAAAGTCGTCAAAATGGGACAACGCTTAAAGTCCTACATTACGCCGATTATCAAGGTTTTGAAGATAAAAAAAGACATCAAACTGAACAACGCTCTGAACAACGAACTGAACATAAACAAGAATTAAAAGAATTAAAGAATAAAGACCATGAGAATTTTGAGAAGCTTTGGAAATTATATCCGAAAAAAGAAGGCAATAAAAAGAGGGCTGAAAAAGCATATCTGGAAGCCATCAAAAATGGAGTAACTAATAAAGAGATTCAAACGGGAATTGTTAGCTATATTAAAAAAATTCAAGTGGAAGGTATCGAACGTAAATATATTGCTCAAGGTGCTACTTGGTTCTTTCAAAATAGATGGACTGATGAATATGAACTTGAGCCAATTAGCAAATCCACTAGCGATGGCCAACGTCAAGGTAAGACGGAAGAAGAAATTGTAGCTGAACGTAAAAAACATGCCGAAGAAATAACCAGAAGAGCAGAGGAGAGACTGAACAATGAACACGGAGATTGAAAAAGAAGTAATTGGAATCCTTCTGAACCACCCAGAGAAATTAGAAGCTATTCCACTGGAATCTGATTGGTTCGGTTATCCAGAGTATCAAATGCTATTCGAAGCTATGCGCAAGTCGGCTAGTCACGATCTGTTCGACGTGTATGGAAAGTACAATCAGCTTTCTAAAACTCCTCTTGATTTCAGTGCAGTTAAATCAATGCGAAATGAATTCACGTTAGTAAGTCAGCTGAACAATGATATCCAGTTAATTCGTAAGGCGGCATATAATCGTCAACTCAATAGTGCGATTGCTGAATACCAAGCAAACCCGTTTAGCGAGAACGAACAAGCATTGCGTGAAATTCTTGCTAAAAACGAAACGGTTGAATCAGTTGATAACGGTAGGTTAGACGAAGCAGTTGAGGAGTTGAAAGATTCACTTACGCATCCTAAGCCACGAGGCATTAGTACGTTTAAAAAATTAGATAGCGTCCTAGGTGGAGGCATGTACGGTTCAATGCTATTCACGATTGGTGCTAGACCTTCTACAGGTAAAACAGCTTTTGCAGTCAACCTAGCATACGAAGCTATGACGAATGATAAAGACGTTGAGGTTGATATTTTCACACTTGAAATGAATAAGCAAGAAATGCTGAATAGATTCGTCTCAAGAATGACAGGCGCATCAAGCAGCACGCTGCGCTCCAACGCAAATGAATTAGACGATATCGTAAAGTCCTTAATTGATCAGTCCACAGCTACCTTACTAAGCTCTAAGCTGCGTGTATATGACGGGTTAGAGAATTTAGGCGAAATAGCACAGGTAATACGTCAGAACGCTTCTAGGGCTGAACATGGCAAGTACATGGCAATTGTAGACTATATCGGACTGGTTAAAGTTCCAAATGTAAAAGAACGTCGTTTAGAAATTGACGAAGTAACCAGAGAGCTTAAGAGATTGACTAATGAATTTGATATACCAATTGTGGAATTATCACAACTCTCACGTGGTATTGAGAACCGACAGGATAAAAGACCAGTATTATCTGATTTAAAAGAATCGGGTTCAATTGAACAAGATTCCAACGTAGTAGCATTCTTACACAGACCACAAGGTGTTAACAGCGACAGAGTAGTGCAGCTATCAATCAGGAAAAACCGTGAAGGTGAATTAGCGGATATTAATTTTACGTTCATTGGAGAAGAAATGACGTTTAAGGAGGTTTAAACAAGAATATGGCATATATGGATTACTGCGAGTATCAAGCCATTATGAAAGAAAACGGATATGTTGAATCAGAAGCTGTGAAGATATTTTTAAAACGAGCAGCTGCATTCAACAAACGTAAAAAAATATTTATGAAGCAAGAACAGTTCGATCGCAATAATGGTGTACTGCTTGAGTACATCCATAAAACTGAACTGCAGAGACAGAAAGCAGTTTGGGACGCCATAGATTGTGCCGAGATTGAAAAACGTCAAGGATTCTACTTTATTGAACAAAGTGGAGGAGACAAGTTTATGGCTGTGATGATAACTCAATATGAGGGCGATTTAAGCCGCATGACGGCAATTGAAAAAGCTACGTATAAATACTTTGAATTAATAGACGAGATGCGTAAGCGAGCGAATAGGGGGCAATTAGCCAATTGAAAAAGAACATGCCGAAAACTGGCAAAAAGTTACACAAATATGGTGAAGATTGGGATTCAGAAAAAGAGTTAGCTTTCTATGAAAGGTTTATTTTGAATAAGGTACCACCAGAGCTAATTACTGTTCATGAATCATTCGGTTTGATTGAAAAGATGTGGGCAATATATCCAGCCGTAATACCAAGTTGGAAGTATACGCCAGATATTGTAATTCGAAATAAGGCTGGTCAGATAGAGCATGTTTATGACGTGAAAAATAGTTTTAGCGATTATGGTATCTCAACGGCTAACAAGCTAACGTTTAAGCAGTTTGCACGAATATATGGAGTTCCAGTTGAAGCTGTAGTTGTCCGTACACATGACTTCAAGACAGCCTGTGTAGGAGTTACTAAACAACTAGACCTACATTGGACGCAAAAGAAGCAAGATCAACGGATTAAGGACGGCAAGAAGCCAACTAATCCACCGTTGATTAAGACAAGTACTAATTATCCATGGATTGAGGCGACCAATTATGAATATGAGCAACCTATCAAGTGATGAAGCAATCTTTGCTAAGTTTCTGGAACAAAGATTTGAATACCACAATCAAGACATGATTAAGGCGTTACTAGCAATTGATAAATCAATGACTAAAATGCGTTACAACCATTATGACGTGTTCAAGGCTTACAAAAAGTTAAGCAGTCAACAGAAGAATCATGTTATCGCAGAAATATTATTACCATTTTAAGGAGATCAAATCGTGGAAGAAGACATAATTTTAACTAAAAATGACCAATTTTTATTAATACAAGTTAATGAAGATGGAACGATCGTTCAAGCCAATTGCATGGAGGTAATAGATGTAATCGATGGTTTAGCAGACAACGTAAAGTTATTATCCGAAAAAATAAATATTCCAATTGATGAAACACTTTCAACAATTGGAGAGCTAGCAAAAGCAAAAAAAATGGAGGAATTTAAAAATGTCAGAAATTAAAAACAATGCGATTAAATTAAGCGGGGAATTAGCAAACATTCAAGTTAAATCACGCAAGGACGGCAAGATTACAGTGTTACGTGTTGAGATTCCATCTCAAGATTTGGACGATTCTGTAGCAGGTAAGTTGTTTAAGGTACAAGGCAGTAACGTTGAACTTGATATCTTGCCAGCTCAACTTGAATTAGACACAGACGAACCAGAAGAAGCTGACGGTCAAACGGAGATGTTCGAACAATGACAATGGAACAGATTGTAACAGAATTGTTTGGCAGTCATTGGACTACCGAAGAATTAAAAGGGCTTGAAAAATCAGTCAAAACCTTAATTGAAGAAGACCGTAAACGGAGGTACCAGCAACGTGTGGGTGATTAAGAATTTAGCAAATGATAAATATTATAAAAAATTAGAGGAACACAACCATAAGTTAGATGCAGAACGTGAAGAAGCTACTACATTTGATATTAAAGAACGAGCGATTAGTAAAGCTTTAATCTTGCATGCAGAACTTAGTACGTTAGGACTAGGAATTAATTTTAAGGTGGAGGAAATCTAATGATTGTAATTATCAATGAAGATTATCAAGTTAAAGTAGATAACTATGCTAACTACACCTTGCTTAAGGCTGTAAGAGACGAATCTGGAGCAATTAAGACCGACAAGCATAATTTACCTATGCTCACTGTAAAAGGCTACTATTCCAACATGAGGCGAGCTCTGACGGCTTGTATTCATCTGATGTTAGAAGATAAACACGATGTAATGGAATTAACACAGTACCTTGATGAGTTGGAGAACTTAGAAGCTAAGTTTCGTCCAGTAATGAAACGGTTTAGGGAGGGCGACTAGATGACTAAAGACGAACCAAAGAAAGTAGTTATTCCACAGTTTGTGGATGATTGGATAGAAAAAGCAAAAGTATATTATGGCGATGAAGTAGAACCATTGAGAATTATTTTTTGGGTGGGCGATTATGTTGATGATACAGAATCACATTATGAATGGCTGAAAAATATATACAATCAAAAACTATTGCTTAATGCGATTGTTAATGGCTACGAGGTGGAAGACTAATGAGTAATGCGACAGCGGCTCTTACATTACAAGAGTTACATGAATATCGAGTGCATGGTGATCAAGAATTTGGTTTGCAAAATAAATACAAATTTTCAAATGGCTACGGTGCTAGCTTAATCTATACTCCTTTTAGTTACGGTCTCGAATTAGCAGTTATTGATTTTAAATCCGATCCTACAGGTAGGATTGCCTATGACACGCCCATTACTGATGATGTACTTGGCTATCTAACTTGGGAAGAAGCTGTTGAGGCACTGGTTAAGATTAAGGAATTACCGAGTGATTAACGATTGTCTATAGCGACTTTTGTATAGAGTGCAAGTGTCGTTAGGTGAACTGTTCCCAAAATGGAAATAGTTCGGACCATGTTGGTCACATGAAACAGTTGACCATAGATCAGCAGATAACCAGCATAAAAATTGGAGGACTAACAATGCTAAAAGAATACCGTAAAACAGCAACTATCAAGGCTGAACAATTTAATGGTTCGGAAGAAATGATTAAAAAGTACCAACTAATCGATGGAAGAGATGCCTTTAGATTTAACAGCCATATTGACCCTGAAAAAGTATATATCGTCACTCTTGAGGGCAACTTTGAAATAAATATAGGTGATTGGATTGCTACAGGTGTCAATGGTGAGAATTGGGCTATTGCTGATGAAATATTCAATAAAACTTATGAAGAAGTTAATAATCCGTTGATCGCTTATTTGAGGGAAGATAATCCGAAGTTAGTTAATGAAGTGGCAAAAGATGTTTATCTACAGTATTCAGTCTGGTGTGCTGAGAATGGTTACAAACCCGTTTCGCAAATTTCTTTTAGTAGAGAAGTAAGTAGAATGAAGAAGTTAACGACTAAAAGGCAAAGAATTGATGGTAGATTACGACAAATTTTTGTCGAAACAAATTAAATTTTGGGTCATTTTTAACCCATTTTGCCGTGATTTGGGTAAGATTTGACCCACTTTTTAATTAAAAATATGGGTCGAAAATGGGTAAAATAGTGTTTGTTCAAGATAAACTGCGAACATGTTCAAGATATGTTGAACAGCTATAAACGTTGATATAACAATAGTTTGAACTGGTTGTTCAAGATGTTCAAGATGGTTACACTTCTTTTATAAATGTATGTAGGAAAATTTAAATAGTTACTTTATAAAAGAAAATTAAGGGGTTCATCTTGAACAATCAGAGTTTTAAAGTGCTATAAACCTAGATATATCAAGGGATTAAGAGGTGTTCAAGATGAACTTTTATCTTGAACAGTTAGGAGGAAATTTAGTGTGTGAAGAAGATATTTTTGAAAAAAATAAAAAATTCTTACGGCGTTATCGTCCTAAGATTAGACAAATCAAACGATTAGAAAATAAATTGTATGTAATTGATGATCGAATTGAATCTACACACGGAGTTGAATTAACAGGAATGCCGACAGGTGGATTAAGACGAGAACTTTCGGATGACTTAGCACGTAAAGAAGAAATTGAAAATCGAATTAATAATCTATTAATTGAAGCAAAACCAATTAAAGATGAAATTATTAGATGCATCGATCATCTTGAAAATCCAACTCAAGCTAATATCTTAGAGATGTTCTTTATTGAAGATATTCAATTAGATACGATTGCGGAAACATTAGGATTTTCATACCGACAAATTACTAGATTGTATGGCGAAGGTGTTCGAGATATTAAAATGTCCTAGACATGTCCTATGGATGTCCTAATGATGTCCTATACTTGTCCTACACATGCCGTAAATCTGGGTGTAAATTAGTATTATCGAAAGAATTAAAAAAACAAAGGTTTCTCCGATTACCGTAAGTAAAATAATTCTTTCAGTGAGATAGCTCTTAAAGCACAGAGTGGAAAAATAGTGCAGGGTTACGCCAGCCGTATTGGCACCGCCGAGTAAGTCCAATGCATTGAGGTTCGAGTCCTCACTATCTCATTAATGTGAAAGGACGGTTCGACCGTTCGCTCAATAAGACGGTATCAAGTTGGGTTATATCAAAGTCATGCTGATTGCATGGCTTTTTTGTATAGACCTTCCAGAAACTATGAAGTAGACTTATGTAGTAATTCTACTTTTGTGTTGGAGGAAAAATTATGAGTAATAAGGATAAACATGTATTTTTAATTAGATTTTTTGAGAAACAGTATGTTGAAAACTTTCTTGATAATGGAGAAATTCATTTTAATCCACTGCAATACTTTATTGATTTAGAAAATAACCAAGGAGACACAATAATAGGTGATGCTTTAGAAGGAAAGGTGGAAGGTAATATTTCCCCTGAAAGTGGTTGGGCATTTATGTTTAGAATAGCAGGTGATAAAAAACCAGCAACTGTAATTCCTACTACTACTGCATCAATTCATATAAATATACCTGATGAATTAAAGCAAACGATTTGTATTTCTTGTTTTTCGTGGATAGATACGGACGATATTGTAGAAGATGAAAAAACAAAAAGTTTTAAACTCACAAAGAGTGCTATAAAAAGGCTCCGTAATTTCAACACAGATAAAAGAATACCAATTATCATAGATGCAAATATATTGTTTAAACGACTTGAAAGTGAAAATGTTGGTTGGAAAGATGTTGAATATTATGATTCGAATGATATTGATGATGTCATGGGATTAGCAGAACAAGAGAATAATATTGCTAAAATTATTTTTCGGAAACGAGTTAAATATAGTGATCAAAAGGAATTTAGAATTGTTATAAAATCACAGGATACTAATAGTGATAATAATATCTATATTGGTAACCTTAGGGGTGTATGTAATGTGGTTGATAATTTTGACGATTTAAAAATTATTAAATAATAGTACCAAGTCTTGATAATTAATTTTATTAAGGCTTTTTATTTTGGAGGTAATCACATGTGGGAGCACAAATGGATTGATGAACACTTATTTAGTACATTGCCATTACTTAAAATTCCTAAACCAATGAAGATTAGATTCCCAGTATCTGGTGGAACTAAATGGTGTGTTAGTTTCAAAACAATGGATCAACAAGGTAATGGAGAAACACGTGAATATATTGTGGAGGTAAATGTATGAAAGTTCTTATCGTAGGTTATACAAAACATGATGCTTATGACGAATTGAAAATGTATTGGTCATGTAGAAAATATCTTGGTAATGGAAAACCTAATTACAATAGACAGCAATTAATTACAGAATCTAACGTAACAATAGATTGGGTATCTTTGAAGCAACACATTAAAGATGGCTTTCAGTACGATGTAGTACACGCCTCTTCATTAGCATTGAAGCATATGAAACCATCTGATTTAGAGTGGATTCAATCGTTAATGATAATGGGAGATGATTAATTATGAAGCGAAGAATAGTACGAGGACTTAATTACTTTAATAGTTATAGGTCAACATTCCATCATGGTTCAGACATTGCAGCACGTTACGTGCCAGGTAATGTAACAGAAGAGAATTATAGAACTGTTAAAGCATATTTATTTAAACATGGAGGTAAACGACAATGAAAATTAATGAAGATAAATTAACGATTCATGTTTCAGTTGATGCAGATGATTTTAATAAAATGATGAATGAATATAAATTTAACCGAGCTTTATTGAATGTAGAAAAAGATGGTGCACCACAATTATTTATAAATGGAGTCACTTATCCTATTGTTCAGTTGTCATATCAGTTCATAACAAAGACAGCATCATCCAATGGTATTAACATAGTGATCGCTGAATACTTTGATGATGACAAAGTTAAACAAATTATATTTGATAACAATACTGGCAAGATTAGTTCTGGTAATGAATACTGTTTGGGACATTGTGGAGATGATGTAGAAGCTATTGAGGAATTAGTTATGCGTGGCTTTACTAAACAGCAAGCACTTAAGGCTTATCAATGCTTATGCAATCTAAGTTAAACAAACAACAGCGAACAGCTTTCTATAACAGTGTTGCATGGCGTCAGTTACGTAATCATATATTGGAACGTGATAACCATGAATGCCAATGGTGTAAAGCTAATGGATTGGTAGTCACTGATATTAATACAGTATTGGAAGTCGATCATATTAAAGAGCTGGAGTATTATCCAGAACTTAGGTTTGATGAAGATAACTTACGGACATTGTGTAAGGACTGTCATAACAAACGTCATGGTCGTATGAACTATCGTAGCAATGGTAAGGGTAAGCATACTAACAAGTGGAAGGATGATGAACGATGGGATTGAGATGCTTATTGTTTGGACATAAGTACAAAGTAATTGATAGTAAGTTTAATGATTTCTCGTGGTGGTTAATTGGTGACATAGAATGTAAACGATGTGGTCATCGAACGAAGTATGAAGCTAAAGTCAAATGGTAAAGGATGGATGAATAGATGAAGCATAAGTCAAAGAGTCAAGTGATAGTCTATGTAGTCATGCGTGATCCACAAGCGAACATGCTCCAAGCACATCGTGTTTACTATAGTGAACGTAGAGCAAAGAACTACTGTAAGAAGATGAATGCAGACGTGGAGAACTTCAGTGGCTATTACTACATTCAGAAATGTTTATTCACAGATTTTGAAGCTTTTTTGACGAAATTTTCAGAAAAATAAGCCCCCCGGGTCAAAAATTTGAGTGTAATTATTGAAATTGAGAACCGGTGGGTGAGCTCGACTTCGGGAAAATTTGTTAAAAAATAACGTAAAGGGGGTGGGGTCAGTTGACGAAGTCAAAAATAGAAACTTTTTTTAAAGAGAATTCTGATCAAAATGATGTGCTTTTGCAAGAAAAAATCAGTCGATATTTGGACTTGAAAAAGATTTATAAGAAGCTCGGTGAAGCCATCAAAGCTGATGGTGTAAGGATTATCGTTGAGAATGGAAAACAGAAATACAAGAAAATCAATCCGGCTGTTCAAGAGAAACAAAAGATTAATTCCCAAATGTTAAACCTTGAAAAAGAAATTTATATGAAGATTAAACCTACTGGAAAAACAGTCCCTAAACCGCCCTCTGACGTTGGTAAGGGTGGTCTGGTATGATTCATCAAAAGTACGTAGACGACTATATAACGGCGTATAAAATGGGTGCTATCAAGCTGAATAAAGAGCGAATCATGCTGATGAACTATTTGGAAAAATACGTCCTAAATAATGACGATTTGTATTTTGATGAAGAGCGAATCAACGACTACATTACCTTTACTGAAAAATGGTTTTTTCCAACTGTTATGTATCAGAGATTTTTAGCTGCATTCATTTTTCTATATGATTCGACTACCGATGATGTTTATTACGATGAACATTTTTGGGTTGTTGGTCGTGGAGCTGGTAAGAACGGTACGATTAGTTCTTTATCAGCTTTTTTAATTTCTCAATTAAATGGCATATCTGGTTATAACGGGTCCATTGTTGCGAACTCGGAAGACCAAGCTAAAACTTCGATCACTGAAATCTATGACACAGTTGAAACCAATCCAGTTTTAAAAAGTTCTTTCAACGCTAATAAATCTCAAACCGAGGGATTGGCTACTCACTCGATTGTTAAGTACCAAACGTCTAACGGTAAAACTAAGGATGGTTTGCGAGACGGATTTGTCGTATTTGATGAAATTCATCAATATCAAGATGATTCTGGTGTTTCAGTTTATGAATCAGGTTTAGGTAAACGACCACAGTCTCGCCAGTTTGAATTAGGTTCAGATGGTTATGTTCGTGACGGTTATCTGGACAATAAAAAAGAAATTGCTTTACAGGTAATGCAAGGTGAATTACCACCAGATACCATGTTCCCATTTTGGTGTAAGTTGGATAGCGAAGATGAGATTGATGATGAATCAATGTGGGAAAAAGCTAATCCAATGTTATCTAAACCATTAACTGGTTATGGAAAAACTTTATTTAGAAAAATAAAAAAAGATTATCTCAAACTCCAATCAGAGCCTAGTAAGCGAGAAGAATTTTTAACAAAACGAATGAATCTTCCATTAATTGATTTAGAAAAATCAGTAGCGCCTTATGAACAAGTTAAAGCTACTAATAAACCAATCCCAATGGATAAATTGGAAGGACGAGAAGCAATTGGTTCACTTGATTTTGCTAGTTTACGAGACTTCGCAGCATGTGGATTAACTTTCAAAATGGATGGAAAAGTTTATTTTGTCTCACATCAATTCGCACGCAAAAAGTTTGTTGATAAATATTATGGATATTCAGCTAATCCGAGTGACCGCCCTCGCAATGCTGCACCAATTGGTGAATGGGAAGAACAAGAATTAATGACTATTTTGGATACTGAAACGATTGCTCCAGAAAAAGTCGTTAATTGGTTTGTTGCAATGCGAGAGAAATATTCCATTAAAAAAATAGTAATTGATAACTTCCGAGCGGATGTGCTTCGGAAGTTTTTTGTTGATGCGGGTTTTGAATTGGACGTTATTAATAATCCAACTGCGATTGATGGTTTATTGGCACCACGGATTGAGGATGGTTTCGCAGCTAATAAATTTATTTGGGGAAACAATCCACTGCTTCGATGGAACACTCAAAATGTTTTGGTAACCATTGATTCTAAAGGTAATAAAAAGTATGGGAAAAAAGAAGAACGTCGTCGTAAAACTGATGGTTTCAAAGCTTTCGAATATGGAGAATATCGTGTTGATGATTTAAATGACTTCGATCCAGAAGAATCATTGGAATTTTTAAATGGACTTGATTTCTAACTTCGGAAAGGAGGTGAACAAATGGGTTTATTAAATTATTTAGCTAACATATTCCATCCAGGTTCGAGTTATGAGTTCCCACCGGATTATTTTGAAGAAACTGCACGGCGTGCTTATATGAAAAGATTAGCGATTGACGAGGTCATTAATTTTGTGGCGAGAGCTGCGAGTCAAACTGAATTTAGAGTGATTGAGAATCATAAATCAGTCAAGAAAGAAATCTATTATCACTTAAATGTCCGTCCAAATACTGATAAATCAGCAACTAATTTTTGGGAAGAAGTTATTTATAAGTTGCTTCGATATGGTGAAGTATTAATCGTTCAAAGTGATACCAATGATTTATTGATTGCCGACAGCTTTGTGCGAGATGAAAAAGCCTTGTATCCAGATACGTTTAGGGGCGTTACGGTTGGTACTTATCAATACCAGCGGAGTTTTAGTATGGACGACGTTATTTATTTAACGTATGGAAATGAAAAACTAGATCGTTACGTTAATGGTTTGTGGACGGATTATGGTGAACTGATTGGACGAATGTATAATTTACAACTTCGTAATAATCAAATCCGTGCGCATGTTAAAACGAACATGACCACTGGTACACAAGAAGCTAGGCAAGAAGCATTGCAAAAATATATTACAAAAATATATGCTTCTTTCGAAAAAAAGCCGATTGCTGTTATTCCAGAAACTAATGGGTTTGAGTATGAAGAATTAAATTCTAGTAATGGTAAAAATCAAAGCTTTGAAGAAATTAATTCGGTTAAGAATGCTTTTATTGATGATGTAGCTGGAATCTTAGGAGTACCGACTGCACTGATTTATGGTTCTAATGTTGAAAGTAACGAAAATACAGTTTTATTTAATAAGTATTGTTTATCGCCGTTACTTAAAAAAATTAGAGATGAATTGAATGCAAAGCTCTTCGAAAAAAATGCCATCTTAAATGATGATGCACACATCGAAACAATTGGTTTGGATCAACCGAATATTTTAGAACTATCGGAACAAGTCGATAAATTAGCATCAAGTGGTGTCGTCAAAGTTAATGAAGTCCGTGAAGCAATTGGACTCGAACCGATTGATGATGGTGACCGAATTATTATGACAAAGAATTACACAACAAATTTGAAGGGAGGTGAAGAAGATGACAGTAAAGATTAATGTTAAAGGACCAATTATTAGTAACGATGACAAATGGATTTATGACATGTTTGGAATGACTGCTACCGCACCTAATGATGTGATTGATGCTCTACCAACAGACGGTTCAGATGTTGAAGTTGATGTTAATTCTAATGGAGGTTTGGTCGATTCTGGTTCAGAAATTTACACTGCTTTGAAATCTTATTCGGGTAAAGTGACGGTGAATGTAGTTGGAATGGCAGCAAGTGCAGCTAGTTTAATTGCAATGGCTGGGAATCCTACTCGAATTAGTCCAGTTGGTCAAATTATGATTCATAATGTTTCAGCTGGTGTTTTTGGTGATTATCGTGAACAAGCTAAAGCATCTGATGTTTTGAAGCAATCTAGTGAAGCTATTGCCAACGCTTATCACTTGAAAACTGGTTTAAGTATGGATGATCTATTAGCTAAGATGGACGAAGAAACTTATCTCAATGCTGACAAAGCTAAAGAATTAGGTTTCGTTGATGAGATCATGTTCGATGAAGAACCAGAACTTGATTTGGTTGCTGATAATGGTTCAGGCTTATTACCTAGAACAGCAATTGAAAAAGTTAAGGAATTAATGGATTCCAAAACAAATGGAACTCCAATAGCCAAAACTATTAAGCCACGAGAATTATCTGGCAATGAGATTAAACAAATAGCAGAGGCAGTGGTTGAACAATTAAATAGAAAACCTGAGCGAACGGAAGATACTTTTAACCCGTTCGCTTTTTAAATACAACGAAAAGAGGAAAAATAAATGATTAAATTTGATACGAAAGTATTTTCTAATTTTGCTGAAAAGCGTGACGCTTATGCCAAATTAGCTAAGAGTGGTGCTTCAGCAGAAGAACAACAAAACGGTTTTGGAGAAATGATGGATGCTTTAACTGCTGATACACTCGCTGAAATCAGATCTCAAGTTAAGGCTGAAACTGAAGATGTATTAAATGCTCAACGTAAAGATCCAAAAATGGATAGTGAAGAAGTTAAGTTCTTCAATGATTTAGCAAACGGTGATTTTTCGCATAAAGAATCAACAGAAGTTACGTTACCAGAAACAACTATTGACCAGATTTTCGAAGACTTAGTTAGTGAACATCCATTCTTGCAGACAATTAAACTTCAAACTACTGGTTTACGGCTTAAGTTTTTGAAGACTGATGAAGCTAAGGGTACTGCCGTTTGGGGTGATATCTTTGGTGACATTAAAGGTCAATTAACAGGTAAGTTCAAGGATGAAACAGCAACTCAATCCAAACTAACAGCGTTTGTTGCTTTACCAAATGATGTTTTGGAATTTGGTGCATCTTGGATTAAGACGTTTGTACTCACTCAAATTACAGAAGCTTTCGCAGTGGCTCTTGAATCAGCTTTCTTAGTTGGTGATGGGAATAGCAAGCCAATCGGTTTAATTTCTGATTTGTCAAAAGGTACAGTCGCTGATAGTAAGACAACTTACGCTCAAAAAGCATCTAGTGGAACGATTACATTAAAGGATGCTGACACAGCCAAAAAAGAACTTGGTGGAATCATCAAGGAATTATCTGTAAAAGAAAATGGTAAACCTTTTGTTGCTAAAGGAAAAACGACATTAGTTGTAACTCCAGGTGTTTCAGTCGATATGGAAACAGCCATGACAATGCAAAACGTTAACGGTCAATGGGTTCTTGGTTATCCATTCGGTATTCAAGTAGTTGAATCTGAATATGTTCCAGACGGTAAGGTAATCGCTTTTGTTCCTGAACGTTACGATGCCTACATCGCAGGTGCAGTTAAGATTCGCACTTACGATCAAGCATTAGCCTTGGAAGACGGTACTTTATACACTGCAAAACAATTTGCCTACGGTAAAGCTAAGGATAATAACGTTGCCTTTGTTTACGATTTAAACCTCAATCCAACTGATGATGGTGGTGACACGGGAAAATAACAGCCCCAACCGGTGTTTCAGCAAGCATTAATACCGATGGAGGAGTTGATGTTACTTGGAAAACCGTTGAAGGGGCTAAATCGTATGTGATTCATTATGGTGATCCAGGCAAAATAACCAAGGACGCTATCTACATGGGCTATTCAGAAACGACATCATTCACATTAGCCGAAAAAGACGTTCCAGAACATAAAGTTGGTGACAAGATTTATTTCTATGTTCAATCGTTTACTGAAGTTGGCACTGGGGAAACAGATATTGATAAAGCTGAAGAACTTAATAGTGGTAATCATCTTGGTTCGGATTGGTCCAAGGTTGCCAGCATAACATTTAGTTAACGAGGTGATGTGATGGCAGATGATAACTTACTAAAAAAATTTAAATCACGATTACACATTTTTCATGATTCAGAAGATGAAAATTTAAAATCGATTTTGGAAGAGTCTAAGTCTGAAATTAAGCGAATGACTGGTAGTGACGATCTTACCAACGAAGGAGTTCAAAGCTTAGTAATTGAACGTTCTCGGTATGTTTATAACGATTCAGTTGAGTTCTTCGAAGGTAATTTTCAAAGTCAAATCTTGGGTGTGTCGGCTAATTTAACGATTGGGACAGGTGATGATAATGATGAGTCAATACCAGAAACCAAAAACAACTAGTGGCGACTTACGGATTCCAGTTAGCTTTTATCATCAAACTGAAAATCCAGATGGTGAACCTGGTCAAATGCCGACTGAACCAATGTTTAAGTGTTTGGCTCAAGTTTATGGTTCTAGCAATAAGGACAATACTATCTTAGATGTTCATGGTGTTAAGCGAGGAGTCACAATTAAGATTCGAGATACCCGGGGAGAGTATCAACCAGCTTATAACGATTCCGTTGTTATTACTGATTATCGGTACAAAGATTCCAACGATGATTATATTCTTTGGAACATTTTGGACGTTCGTCCAGATTTCGAAGATGACCGTTTCGTGATTGTTGTTTTGGGGGTGACCGCATGAGTGTTGAAGTACGAGGAGTAGACGAGGTTCTTGCTAAATTAGAAGGGAAATTTAAACCTAGCAAGTTAGCTAAGATTGAAAATGAAGCACTTCGGATTGCTGGTCGATTAATGGCTGTCAATTTGAAGAATGCTGTATCTTCTTATCGTGATACTGGTAAGACGGTAATTGAAATTACCGCCGGTAAACCTCGTCTTCGTGGTGGAGTTAGAACGATTAATGTTGGTTGGTCTGGTTCTGGTAGCGGGCAAAGATACCGTTTGGTTCATTTAAACGAGTTTGGATACACTCGTTACGGTAAAAGATATAGTCCAAATGGAATTGGTAAGATTCAGAAGACTTTTGATTCTTCAAAAAATGCCGTTAAGTTGTTGGAACGTCATGAACTGGAGAAGCTACTATGACTGAACTCAAAGATATGATTGGAATTATTTATGAAGCACTAAAGAATAATTCAACGATTGCCAGCTTAACTAAGACTACTAACGGTGGCTATCGTATTAAAAAATATGATTACCCAGAAACATCCGATCAGAGTAGAACCTTTATTTTGATTCAACCGTTAGCTCCACCAATATCTGGTAATTCGGCTAGTGACATCGATATGCAGATTGAATTTACTTTTCAAATCGCAGTCGAATCACCAGATCGAAAGGAAGCTAAGCTAGCGCAACATGAAATTAAAGAAGAAATGTCAAAACTAAATTATGGACAGATGACCGATGGACTCGATGAATACTTTGAGACCACCGGTCATTTTGTTGATGCACGTAGATATCGTGGAAACACAAATCTATATGATACAAATTATTAGGAGGAAAGATATATGTTTGTTGGATATAAAAGATTAAAGATTCAACCATTTAATGAAGACGGAACTAAGAAAGGCGATTTGATTATCGTTGAAGGTAAAAGACATGAAGGTGGTACTACTACAGCAGAAATTAGCGGATTAACAAAAGATTCGACTAAAGTTTCCGCTTCTAATGTTGATTACTACGTTGCTCGTGGTGGTGTTGGCGATATCAAAGTTCAACTTGGTATTTTAGATTTGCCTGAAAAGACTGCAGATATTCTATCTGGTTTTCGAGTTGATGAAAATGGTATTGCTTATGCTGGTGAAGACACGATGCCACCTCTTTGTGCAATTGAAATGGAAACAAAAGAGGACACCGGTGAGATTGCATTAGTTGGATTCTATACAGGTAACTTTGGACGTGAGAAAATCAATTTCCAAACACTTGATTCCTCAAAAGCTTACACTCCAGAAGCTGAAACGTGGAACTTCACACCTGGTTCTTCAACTGCTGCCGATGAAACTAATGGTGAATCAATGCAGAAGTTTATTGGTAATACAAATACAGATTCAGACGCTATCACAATCTTCGAAGATCAACTATTCAATCCAAAGAACGGTAGTGATACTGATCCAGATGACAAAGTTGAAACAGCAAAAGTTGGTCAAGCAAAAATTGCGTAAGGAGTGATTTAAATGGCACATACTGCTAACGAATGGAAAACGGGAGATACAATCACGGCTACTAAATTGAATGTAATCGAAAATGATTTAGCAGCAGTCGGCGATGGTGAACAGGGTCCGAAAGGGGATGCAGGAGCAACGGGTCCTGCGGGTCCAACTGGACCAAAGGGTGATAAAGGTGCCGATGGCGCAACAGGTGCATCAGTTAAAGCAATCGAACTTGAATTAACTGATGGTTCGGTTACTGGTGGAACTGCCACATTAACTGATGATTCTACAGTATCTATCACTGTAACGACTAAATAAGATTAAGCAAGGTTAGATCGAGAATCTAGCCTTGCTTTTTAATATGGAGGAATGATTTATGTCTGAACCATTGAAATTAACATTATTGATTAAAGGTAAGAAAAAAACATTTGTTGAGGATTTTATTCCAGCGAACGTAATTATTGGTGCATTAGATTTGATTGATTTTGAGGGAGAAAAAAGCATTCGAGACATGTACAACGAGCGTGTTCATTTTATTGCTGATGTATTTACCGATAAGGCAGTTACTGAAGATACAATTTGGGATGGCCTCAATGCATTAACATTTGGAGACACTTTGGAAAATATTCTCAATCAAATTGCTGGTGTAGATCCAAAAAACGTGAAGACGGAACCGAAGAACGATTAACCATAAGTGAAGCTCGTGAGAGAGTTTTAGCAGCGGTTGGTTTGATTGTTGAAAATCGACCAGGTTATACGCTCGGTTCCGTTATGAATGATATTGATTTTAAAACATTACAACAAATTATGGATGCTACATCCAAAAAAGAAAGTAAGAAGACTCAAACGACACAATCTGGTGTAAAAGTAACTCCTGGAGTCATGGGAGTTGATCCAGGTGATGCTCCAGTTATAAGTCTTTTTGATTTGGCAAAACAATAATTGAGGAAAGGAGGTAAAAATAAATGGCAGATGAACCATTAGGTAGAATGGTCATCGAGTTAGGACTTGATCACTCTGATTTTGGTAAAGGTCTAGCTGGAGTTAAAAAAGAAACTAAGTATGCCATGGCTGAACTCAAGTCATCAATGTCGGTTGCTAAGATGTCGGGTAAAGAGTTTGATGTTCTATCATCAAAGGCAACTGGTTTATCTAAAGTAATGATGTCGCAAGAACGTCAAGTTCAAGCTTTAGGTAAGGCTTATAAGAACTCCTTAGTTGACGGTAAGGCAAGTAAATCAACCGCTAAATTGGCAACTGAATTACAGAATGCTAATGCTAAATTAATGTCTTTGAGGACTCAATACATTAATAATGCCGGAGCATTGGCTAAAGTCAGAGCTGAAACTACAGGCTATACTGGTCAACTCAATAAGATGAGTAAAGCAGCAGTTACTGTTGGAACTTCAATGAGTAATATCGGGTCAAAAATGACTACCAAAGTAAGTATGCCAATTGCTGCTGGGTTAGCTTATGCAACTAAATCCGCTGTTCAGTTTGATTCTCAAATTAAGGCTATTGGTCCTTTACTGACGAATGGTGCAACAGTTACATCTAAGTATAAAGCTCAACTTGACCAACTTGGTGATGCTTCTAAGAGCATGTCGGAGAAGTATGGAGTGTCTACGACTGAAATTAATAATGGTATGACTGAATTAATTCGTCGTGGTTACAATACCAATCAAGTATTAGGCTCTATGCCTTCAATCATGGATGCCACAATGGCTTCTGGTGAAGATTTAGGTACTGTTTTAAATAGTACCTCTTCAATTGTTGAACAATTTGGACTTAAGTCTAAGTCAACAGCTGGAACTTTGAAGAATACTCAAATGGTTACAGATTCAATTACTTATGCAGCTAATGCAACTGCTGCTGGATTTAGTGATATGGGTGAAGCCATGAGTTATGTTGGACCTCAAGCGCATGCCGCTGGATTGTCAGTTCAAGAAACAGCCGCTGCAATTGGTGAACTCTCAAATAAGGGTATTGAAGGTCAAAAAGCTGGTACTAACTTACGAGGAATTTTAACATCGTTGGTTAAAGTTACTCCGAATGCTTCCAAAGCATTTAGTTCAATGGGGATTTCAGCTGGTGAACTTAAGAAGGATGCTAGTGATTTACCACGTTTGATTGATGATATTACTAAAGGTACTAAAGGCTGGGATAAAGCTGATAGAAACAAAGCTATTGCAACAGCCTTTGGTCGTGAAAATCAATCAGCAATGAATGCCTTGCTAGAAACTGGATCAAGTAAATTACGTCAATTGACTAAAGATACTGAAGATTCAACCGGTGCTACTAAGAAACAAGCTGAAGAAATGAGTAATACTTCAGAAAATAACGTCAAAAAATTATTGGCTTCATTACAAGTTTTGGGTATTGAAGTAGGTGCTAAACTTGTTCCTAAATTAATTCCATTAGTTAATAAAGCCAAAGATTTAGTTGATGGTTTCTCTGATTTAGACGATTCTACTCAAAATACAATCATTAATTTTGCATTACTTGCAGCTGCCGGTGGTCCAGTATTAAGTATGACTGGTAGGTTAATTGGTGATTTTGGTAAAGTTGGTAGTTCGATTGTTACTGCAGTTGGTAAATATGCTAAATGGAAAGCTGAAACTCAAGCTTCGAAAGAAGTATTGAGTGACCTTGCTACTGGAGCCACTACAGCTGGTAAAGAAGTTGAAGGCTTAGCTACTAAAGCATCTGTTGCTGGTGAAGGTGGCTTAAGTGTGTTTGGTACAGCTTTAACTACTACTGAAGCTGGTACTGGTGTGCTTGGAACGTCATTAACTGTAGTTGGTGCCGCCGTTACTGGAGTTGGTATTGCTGCTTTAGTTGGTGCGGGCTATTGGGAACTTTATGGCAAGAAAGCTTATGAGAGTTCTCAACGTTCTAAAGAATGGGGCTCTGATATTGGTAAAGACGCTGCTGATGCAGCACAAAGTATGCAAAACTTTGAAACAACAGCATCTAATGCTTTAAGTAATACAGGTAAAAGTGCTTCGGATAATGCCAAGATTATTGATCAAGCATTTAAAGATATGACTAAGTCCGCAAAAGATTTTAGCGATAAACAATACAAAGATGAAGTTAAATCTGCAAAAAGCATTGGTGGAGTTGCTGAGAAGGCTATCAAGAAACAAGCTAAAATCGAGCAACAAGAGCGTCAAAAAAGTATTTCGGATATGGAATCCAATCAGAAACAGGTTGAAAGGATTACTAAAAATTCGAGAGACAATAATGTTAAATTAACCGAAGATCAAGCCACTCAAATTCATAATCTACAACTAAAGACAGCTACAGATCAAGTCAAAACTTTAGGGTTATCCCAAAAACAAGAGCGAGATGTAATTAAGGCTGAAATGAATGAAACAGCCAACATGTCTAAGGAACAAATTAAAAATTCCTATGATTCTATCGCTCAAACTAGAAAGAAATATAACACTCAGGCTGAAGATGATAGAAAAGCGATTCGAGCGGATGATGAACTTTCTGAAAAAGAAAAAAATGTAGCTATTGAAGCCGTTAATAAACAACATTTTGATAAATTATCATCACTTTCAGCTGGATATATTGCCGTTGCAAAAAAAGACGGCAAAACAATGAAGCAAATTAGAAAAGACCTTGAGTCGGCAAATGGTGAAAAAGTTGCGAATGAAGCATTTAAAATTTATGAAGAAAATGTTCGTAAAACAACTGGCGTAGCTATTAAAGAAACTTCTGATATGTCTAAGTCGACCAAAAAGGCTGCTGAATCATGGAACAACATGGTTCTTGACCCAAAGACTGGTAAGTTGAAAACTAATGCTCAAGAGGAAGTCGACAAAGCCGTTAAGGATAAAGATAAGTGGAACTCAATGATGCTTCTTGCAAAAGAAGGAAAAATGAGTACCAATGCTGCTTCAATGGTTGGAATTGCAGCTGTTAATGCTGGCAAGTGGGATAAGCTAACTCTTAAAGAGAAGAAGGCTTTAATTGCTACTAAGGGTGGCGATGATTTAGCTGCAATGATTGAAAAGGGTAAAGAGTGGAACAAATTCACTCCAGCTGAAAAGAAAGCAATTATTTCGGCTAAAGGTAAGTCTGATTTACTTAATGCTGTTTCAAATGTTAAAACATGGAACAAATTAAGTGTTAAGGAAAAGAAAGCTGTCCTAAAAGACAATGCTTCTCCAGCAATGAAACAAGCTAAGATTGGACTTGATCAGTGGAATAATCTTACACCACATATGAAGACGGTCGTAGCTAAAGCTAAGGGTGCTAGTGATGTTGCTAAAGGCGTTAAGAACGTAAAAGATTGGAATAGTCTTCCAACCAAAGAAAAGAGCTTAATTGCTAACGACAAAGGTGCTAGCAAGATTGTCGGTAAAGTTACCAATGATTATAAAAAATACATTAGTTTACCAAAAAGCGAAGTTAAAAACCTATTAGCTAAAGATAATGCTTCAAAAGCTGCTAACAATGCTAAAATATCGGTCGATAAATATGGACGCATTAAGATGCCTAATCCGATTGGATTAAAAGCAACTGATAAAGCTTCTGGTCCAGCCAAGACTGCTAAAAAGAATGTTAAAGATTTTGGTAACTCAAAACCTAAATCTGTCTCATTGACCGCTAAAAACAACACTAATAGTGGTGTTAATAGTTCAAAGACTTCGGTTAAAGGCTTTACTAGTATGAACGGTAAGAAACCTTTAACAACAGCTAATAATACTAAAAGCGGTGTTACCAGTTCTAAAGGCACAGTTAATGGATTTATGAAGATGCCAAGTAATAAATCTATCACTGCTAGCAATAAAACTAGCGGTGGTGTTACTTCAGCTAAGAGGTCAATTGATAGTGTTAAAGGCAAAGAAGTTACGATTACTGCTTTATTCAAGGCGGTTAAATCGGGTGCTGCTAAATTGTGGCACTCAATTGGTTTTGAAAAAGGTACGTCAAACTTCCAAGGTGGTTCAGCATTAGTTAATGATCAGGCTGGTCCAGTCTATCGTGAAGCAATTAAGATACCTGGTCGCCGAGCATTTGTTCCGGAGGGAAGAAATGTTGTAATTGAAGACTTGCCTAGAGGTAGTCAGATTATTCCGGCTCGACTAACTGCGAACATGATTAAAGGACAAAAGCTAGTAAGTCCTACTATTCCAGAATCTTCAAGCATCATTAAAGCTTCGGATAGTATTAGTGAATCCGTTGCTCCACAATCTACTGTTATTAATACGGTCAGCGACAGTGACCAGAAGTTAGTTAAAGCATTAGGTGATAAGTTTGATACGATGAGTAGCACTTTTGGTGAATTACTTGCGATTAACCGAGCTCAATTACAAGCGGTAATGCGACAAGGTAGTTTTGATGTTGATGGATTATATCGCAAAGAAGCTAAGGACTTGTCATTAAGTATGTATGGTCCATCAAGTTAGGAGGTGAATTTATGAAACCAAAATTCTGGATGAAGATTGGTGACCAGGATGAATTTGAAATCAGTCAACGAATTAAGGGATTGCTGTTTCGTTCTGAAGATTCAACACCACAATTTACCAATACGTATCAAGATATTGCTAACCTTGATGGTTCGCCGTTTGCTTATCAAACATTCGCTAGGTCAACGGTGAATGCTAATTTTTGGTTACAGTACCGAGATTACACTGATTTCAAATTATTAAAGCATGAGATTTACAGACTGTTTGGTTATCGTCAATTAATTCGGATTCGGACTAGCACCGATCCAGCCAAGGTTTATTTCGTCTATCCAACACCATTTGAGATAGCTCCGATTAGTGTGGGTGACCATAATGCATTGTTTACGATTCCGTTCGATAATCCGAGTGGTTATCGATATTCAATGTATCGCTCTGATTCGCCTTACACGTTTGAACAAAATGGTTGGCAACTAGGAATGAACCTTTTAGCTGAAGGTAATCCGACTTATCATTTTACAACGACTAAGTTTAAGGTTTACAACGCTTCGGATATTAAAATCGATCCGTATTTAAAGCGTCACGATTTAAAGATAATTAGTAAGTTTACTGGTAATTCTTTAAAGATTACGAATAAGACTAACGGTACTGTTTGGTCTTACAATAAAAAATCAGATGGTAAAGATACTATTACTCTTGATGGGGTTAATAGTTTTTTTAATGGTAAAAATTGTAATTCAGATACTAATTTTCAGAATCTGGAATTAGAAATTGGTAATAATGACATCGAAGTTACTGGAGCAACCTCGGTTGATATTACCTTTAGTTTTCCATTCATTTATCTATCATGACAAAACCAGTTCTTATTCAAGCGAAAAATAGCTCCAGTATTGATCGCTTAACTTCATTTGTTCCGGATAGCTTTGCTATTACGTGGGAAATGAATGGAGATTTTAAATTATCACTAACGACATGGAATGATGGCAGTCCAGCTTATGCTAATTTGTCAGTTGAAAATACGATTAAATACGATGGTTCTGAATACGTTATTAAGCAAGCCACACCAGATTATTCACAAGGCATTGAAACGCTTAGTATTTCAGCTACGCACGTTTATAGCGAAGTTGGTCAAATTTACCAACGTAAAGTAAAAAAAGGGGATGCGAATTACACTCCGACTGATATTCTGGAATATTTCTTTAAAGATAATAAATTAGGTTTTAGTTACAACGTAATTGGTAATTTTTCAAAGCAAAAAATTACTGATTTAGGTAACTGTTCCGCTAAGGATGCTTTATCTAAGATTTTAGAATTGTGGTCTGATTGTGTAATTTATCCAGTCGGTAGAGTTATCAAAGTATATACTCGAGACAACTTTTTTAAAAATTATGGTCACCGAATTGATTATCTTAATAGTGCTTCAGAGATTAACTTTGAATACGATAGCACTGATATCGTCAATCAAGTTAGAGCAGTTGGTCCAACTTTTGAAAAGACCGTTACAACTGGTGATTCTTCGAAGTTAAGTGGTGCTACAACCGCTGTTAACGGTGATTGGGGTCCAGCGATTCGTTATGCTGCTAAATTAATGGGAGTTAAAATTAGCGATGCAAATGTAAATAAAATCAAAGACTTAATCCAGCATGAATCTGGCGGTAGTGAAACAGTTGTTAATAATAGTGATTCGAATGCAGCAGCTGGACACCCTAGCAAAGGGTTAGTTCAATTTATTCAATCAACTTTTAATGCGTACATGGTCAAACCATACACCAATATTCTTAAAGGTTTCCACCAACTATTGGCATTCTTCAACAATAGTAATTGGGAAACTGATATGAAATTAGGTGGTTGGGGTCCAACAGGTAGTCGAAGACGTGATTCGATTATTCACGAAAAGACGACAGTTGCTGGTACTGGTGCTAAAAAAGTGATTGCAGATGCTAAGAAATATTTAGGCGTTCCTTATGTTTGGGGTGGTCATAATAAATCTAACCCTAGGGCTGGGATGGATTGTTCTGGTTTCGTGTCACAAGTTTATTATGATTTCGGTATTAATATCCCAGCTTACACGGTTTCGATGGAGAAATACGGACACACGGTAAGCACACCACAAACTGGTGATATGTTGTTCTATGGTGCACACGGTTCAAGTCATCATGTTGCTTTAGCATTGGATTCTAAAACGATGATTTACGAACCGCAACCTGGTCAATCTTGTCGAATGGAACCAATCAGTTACTATCCGCCTTCGTGGATTGCTCGTAATGATGATATGGCTAAGATAGTTGCTGATAATAATGATAGTGGAAACAGCGATGATAACAGTGATGAAGATGCAACAACATCGACTACTACCACTGAAAATTACTTTGAACCATTCATTGTACAAGATGATGAATCTATTAAGAAGTGGGGATTGCATCCGGGCGGTGATGTTTCTAGTGACACCATTAAGAATAAAGATGAGATGAAAAAATGGGTGCTTACTCAATTAAAACCAGATCCAACTTTAAGCATTAAAGTAACAGCTGATAATAACGATCCAGTGACTCCAGGAGACATGATTCGTTTAGAAATTCGACCTAAACAATTTGTTTCTAATATGGGAGTTGTTGGTTACGAGTTCCATCCATTTAGCAAGACTAGTCGTACATCGATTACTTTGAACCAAACGGCTAAGACGATTCTTGATTACGAAAAATCTCGTAATAAGAATATTCAAATCGCTAAAAATTCAAATAGTAGTCAAGCAACTGATAATTCATCTGGTCAAGAGACCTGGACGGACGAGGAGGTGAACCAATTTGGATCAGGGTTATAACGTAGTAGTTTTATCCGAGGTACAAACAGATATTGATTGGGATAAGTTAGTTACTGACGGAGTTCAAGCTGTAGTAATTCGATTATCACATGGAATTACTCAAGACACTCAAGCCAGTAATTTTATTGCTAAAGCGAAAGAAAAAGGGATGTACATTCACGGCTACCATGATTACGAAGCGATTGATGGTGAAGTTACTTTCTCAATCGAAAATGCTGAAACTCTTGGATTAACCAGCGGTGCATTTATGTTTCTAAATTCACCTCCAGATGATGTTTTAGGGTTCACCAATAACTGGTTATCCGCTGGCTGGAATGCTGGTGTTAAAGGAGAATCTGATGTCTATTATCAATGGATATTGAGTGATACTGAACCAGATAAAGGTGATTTGTGGCAAATGGACGATGTTCGTTGTTTGGATAAGACAGGTGACCTGGTCACTGAACCGAAAAGTAGTAATCCAGTTGTTGATCCGACTAATCCAAATCAACCTAAAGAGGGTGCTTTTGTTGGTTATGGAATTGATTCGACTGGCTTGCGAGGTGGTAATGCACTCGGTTATTCCACCAACGGTACTGATTTTTATTCCGTGATAACACCATTTGGAATTATTTTTCGGGATAACGATGCCGAACGAATAAGTAAATTAATGACGAATAAGTTAAAATTGCAGTCACCAAATGGGACTGTTTTTATTTTGTCCGTAAATGATGATGGGGAGTTGAAAGCAATGAAAGAAAGTGATGTTACATGAGTGAGATTAAGACCAATATTGGTAGTGGATTAGATGGTGATTACCGCAAAGATTTAAATGGTAATTTCATAATAATTAAAGCTACTGAAGGTAGTTTAAAAAAGAATGTTAGTACATTAAAAAATGATCATACAACTATTTTACAAAGGATTGCAAAAGTAGAAGAGCTTGAGAAAGCTAATGCTGATAAGTTAGACCAACAACATTTAAACATGGAACAATTAGTTACGATTTTGCATGATAATTTTGAAGTTCCAGCTGTTTGGAATGGTAACGATATTGTATTAGAAAGAGAGGTATGAGATGGCAGCATTAATCACGTTAGATACGTATAAACAAATGATTAAAGCAGGCGAGGCGTTCAATATTGCTGAAAGCTTTAACGCCCGTGTTGGCGATGAACAAGTTCCATTAGTAGTTAAATTCTTAGAACGAGGTAAAGTTCAACAGTTTGAAGATGGTTTAGTTCCGTTTATCAGTGGCTTTGTTGGTAACTTAGATGATGATGGCAAAGTTACAGCTGAAACTGGTGAACCAGTAAGTTATACCGGTTCACGTGATGATATTGTCGGATTAGGTATGGTAAAGATGAATCTTCCAGGGATGATGTTTCCACAGGAAGGTTATTTTTATGGGTTCCTAGGACTGGAAACGCCAGATCATTCTAAACGGGTTTCAACGTTTAGTGTTTGGTTCCACGTATACAATGGTAATCCAGATATGTTTGTTAATAAGGCACCATTCCGTTCAGAGTTACAGAAGGAACTAGATTACGCTGAACTTTTAATTAAGCAAGTAGATGAAGATGGAAAAGCTAAATTAAAAGAATTAGAAGATATGGTTAATGATTTAATCACTAACAAGAATCTTGATTTAGAGCAATTAGAATCACGAATGGCTACTGCTGAAGGTAATTTAAAAATATTAGAAGACCAAATCAAAGCCGAAGGATTAGTTACGGTAGATCAACTAGATTCAATCCTTGAAGATTTTAAAAACAAGTTGGATGCGATTCCTACTATTGATTCCAAACTTGATATTGGTGGCGAATTAACTCCAGAAATGAAGAGCATTGCCGATGATTTCGTTAGTGCTTTGCCAAAGGACGGCTTTAAATTTCTAATGATTACCGATTCACATTATGAAGATACGGCATTCCCATTGCCCAGCTTAGGGTATCCGCATGGAAAAGAATCACTATGGCATCTTAGCATCGTTAACTACCTGGCTAACTACGTTGATGTT